ACAATTGTTAACATTCAGTCCCCGAGCGCTCGTCCCGGCCCGCCGAGTCCCCCGGCAACTTCCATATTCCCGGCCAGAACCCGAACAATTATACGGTTTCCCGAGTCCCGATCCGGGGATGGCCCCGAGCGCATCGGAGAAAAGGCCCCGCAAACCCGCAGAAACCCTACCCCGAGGCCCCGAAAAAGCCCGACTCAGACCCCGAACCCGAACAAATCTACGCCTATAAGGCCCCGAGCAAGCTCCGAGCATCGCTCACTCCCCCCGCACGGGGTGTGTGGTATTATTTTACCGTATCCTGCTTATCTTGCACTATATCTTGTGTCTCATGTTCGATAACGTCTACATCTGGTGTTACGTTAGTCATGCGTGACTCAGCCAAACGCTTGTATTCCGCCAGTTTTGCGGCGATCTGATCTTTTGTTTGCGCTGTGATATCTTCCTTGACAACGTGCTGCTTGTTGATAAGTAGCCCTGCTGCCTTCAAACGTAGCTCTTCAGCCCGAATTGCTTCGCTAAATCGCCCGTTCTCCCACGCTTGATCCCGTAGCTTTTTAAGATCCCGAACTGACTTGTCGATTGTTACCCCGAATTTTGCGTTAGCCTCCAGCCTCATCTCTTGTAGGCGTTCTGCTACCACTGGGTTCTTTAGCAGCCGTACAGCGGACACCGAGGCGTTCTTATACCCCGCTTGTCTCGCTGCCTCTGTCTGTGTCATGTCCTTGTGCAAGTAATTGTTCAGGAACTCCTGCTGTACTGGCTTTAATCGCTTTAATCCCGCAAGCCGCATTTCCTTCGGTAAATCTTCCCCGACCTTTGGCATGTTCAATCCTCTCTGTTCGTTCCCACTAAATGGTACACGTTATCGTGGTTTTCATCTGGGTAGTATATCACTCCTGACGCCGTTTCTTGAAGACCCGCAAATTCCAGCATCAGCGATATAACTTTATTTTCTTGCTGATGCTCTACAGCATCATCGTAATCGCTTGGCCTTCGCACCTCGTCAATCTCATCCCACTGCACATACAGCGAACACGGAAAGCAGATAGGGTTGCCGTTCAACTCTATCAGGTTCTGCGTGTCAAATTCCTTGCTGCATATCGTGCAAGAACTCCAGCCATCTTGTCCCATGTTGCGCGTCTTTCTAACTTTCGTATATGGGGTAGGTTACACTACCTACCCATATATATATATATGTAACCATAGGAAACTTTGTAACCACAAGCCTTTTCAATGACTTACACCCAACTCTTAACTTACCTACAGAAGAAATCGGGGCAGGTAAGTAAACCGATTTCGTTAGTATATTCAATCACTTATTACTTACCTACGTTTTACTTACCTATAGGTAACTAGGTAAGTAGGTAAGTAAAAGTTAACCTAAATCCGGTTAATGTGGTATTTATTTACCACACAATCATCCATCCCACTTTGTCTTTTTTACGCTGGCTTTTCTGCGCAACTGTTGTTCAAGAGCGATAGACAAGTTTGACTTCCACTGATCTTTTACCGCTCTTTGTGCTGGTGTTATAACATCTGTTCTAATATGAACCCTATGCTTTGCTGGCGCGACTTCTGGCACACGCAGCGCCGCAATAATATCTTCTTTTGATGGAACTCCCACTATACCCTCCTTGCTTCAATACGAACAATTTCACTGGTTCCGGCCCTCATGTGAAGATCTATGTCCCAATTGCACTTCACATCCGCCGTTGTTAACCGAACAATTTCGCTGCCGTCCATTTCCACGACTCGTTTTTGTTGGTCAACAACATAGTTATACCTTTCGCTGCACTGACAGCCAAGCGATACATTCATCAACGCATCGACCTTTTCCTTGATCCGATCAAGAGCAACGTCCTCATCCATCAGGAAACGCAACTCTTTCAAACCCCAATACATCCTGTTTTGCTCAGACATTTTTAACTCCTTCGCCCCAATCTTTTCGGCTTTCCTCTGTCTTAAAACCTTTAGTGTAGGCAACGATCTCGTCTGGTGTCATGTCTTTTAACTCGACCCGACTACCGTTGCCTGTACCTTCTGGATACCAGTGTGGATTATAAGGCCGACCATAGTATCTGTCTGCCGCGCCACGATCTATCGGGCTACCATGCTTGCTCATGCTGCGATCTCCCATACTGGTGGTGTATGATCCTTACCGTAAAACTCTTCTGGCATTTTATTATGTTTAGCTAAATTTTCCTCTGCCGTAATGACTTGCAAATTCCACGGCACATTTAATCCACAGATAATGTCACCTTGAAGCGGGTAATAATGGTCAACATGATAGACAACACCAGTTAGATTACTGATTTTTTCTCTTTCTTTATATTTTGATAAAATTAAATTTTTATCTACCCATTCTGGCGTTGCCTCAATCACTCTTTTACGCCGCAAATGCGCTTCAAAAAGTCTTTTTGCGGAGTTTGCCTTCCTATAAGAGCGGAGGTATTCTTTGTTTTCCTGACTCCATTTCTTTGTGTAAGCCTTTACAAGATTTGCATTACGCATCTTCCACGCCTTTGAGGCGGCCTTGCGCTTTTCCCTATGCCGTTCAAAAGACCGCTTACTGTACATTTGATACATACCATTCTCTATGGACTTAGCTCTATTTGCATCCCTACACCCATAGCATTGTCCTGAGTTAGTGTTTCGTTTTGTCGTATGGCCGTTGATGCAAGCATGACCTGTAAAATAAAAGTTTAATCCAGCGTCTTTTGCCTCTTGCTTAGACATGATAGGAAAGTCAAAGAATTTTTGATTATCTTGTTTATACTTTTCCCAATCAGCACTAAGGCGCTTTGCATTTTTGTCGCGGCGCTTAGATAACTGACACTCTACACAGCCACCTGCTGTCCAATGCTCTGAAATATGTCCATGCCTGCAAGGCTTGCCGGTAAAAAACTTACTCAACCCCTGCGCAATAGCTTCTTTTCTCGTAATTACCTGCATCATGAAAAAATCCCTTCCCACTTTTCTTTTTCCTTGTCAGTCCAGCCATAGCTGTCCATAGCACGGCGCATAATGCGCTCCGCTGTATCAGTCCAAACAAGAGCATTTTGCCTAGCCCATACCCACGCATGCAACTCTCTCGTTAGCGTTGAAAATTTTGGTGACTGACGTTTGCCAACAATATGACCCAACTCATGCAGCGCACTGACATAGTACCCTGTATTTTTTGTCGGCCTGATACAAATTAATCGGCTTGCCGGTTGGGCGTAATAACGCGGGATATCATCGTGCATAGACTGGTATGTCACCGTGATATTGTTCTCAGCACATAGCTGCTGCACATGAAGCGCCATATCAATACGTTTAACAGTCATAAATCACCCCTCCTACAATATCGCCATCACCGTCTGTAAATTCGACTTGACCATCAGTAAGAAAATCATTTGGATCAAAGCTATAACGTAAAGCCATATTGCCCAATTCATTTTCCTTGAACATACGACCACCCTGACCATCACGCCACCAAACGCGGCACCATTTTTCAGAATTGTGGCTCATAGACCGCTCCATCCATGTAAGATTTGTTCAATGACCGTAGGCGCTGCGTCAATGACGTAGCATCACGACCCTCCCACTGTGCGCTTTGGATTTCTGTCTGCAACTTCATGATTTCAGACAGGATAGGAACAAGCCTATCGTCACTTGCTGCGTCTGGAAACGCTGGATCAATTAATTCAAACATTTTTACCTCGTTTTGTTTGTTAAGACACATAACTCAAGCAATGATTGCAATCATTGTCAAGCAGTTTTTTTATCCATGTGGTTTCTGGCATCAAGAGCCGCGCCCCACAGATACGTTTCATCAAGATCAAAATCTTTATAACCCTGCATGATGGTGTCAAAATAAAAATCACTAGGCGCATGGATGGCTTTGCTGTCCATACGATATGTCATCATGCCATTGATATAGACCCTTTTATACAAGCCATGACTTACGCCTTCATATAAATCTAAAGCTGCGAGACAATCTTTTGTGATTTCCCAGATGCCAACTGGCAACATTGCGCCTTCTTCTGGCTCGATGTCAGCAACACCGCGAAACACCAACTTCCAATTTGGGAAATATGCAGATCCCAACGGACTTGCTTTTGGACATCTGCT